TGAGCATAACAAGCAGCAATACGCTTTGCTGAGAAGTTATCTAGGTTCTGAGTTGAACCATCACCGAACTGGATCTTTGCGAAAGATGCTTCGCCGCTAGGATTGAGTTCGCTGGTTGCTACATCCAATGCAACCTGTACTACATCTTGGTTTTCCATAATGTTTTCACCGTTTTCAAATTCTACAGAGTTATTCATCTTAGAAAGCTTCTTCGTTTGTGAAGTTGCTTTCTTTTTAAAGTCCTGAAGACGTGCCTTCATCAAGGTATCCATCTCTTTGGTCTTGTTTTGCATCTTCTTCTTAGCTTCGTCACGCTTTTTCTGAAGATCCTTTTGACGATTGAGCTTCTTCATTTGCCCAATCTGTTTCTGGGCTCTTTCAGTCTCCGATGGAGCAGCCTCAGAAATGATATTTTCTTCTACCTGTTCTTTCATTTTTCTACGATTGATACGAGACATAAGAGCACGGGCACCTTTGGTACGCCCATCAACCTTATCTTGGTTGCCTTTTTTATATTTACGATGCTGTCTGGGGTTTACAAAAACAAAAGCGGGTGGCAATGAAAGACCACTACCATCACCTGCAACCATCTCTGAGATGCTATTCATATCAGATTCAATTCCTTCAGACATTGTTCGTTGATATCTTTATTTAGTGTTGGGGGAAGTCTGTCCAGAAATAAAAGGAATGACTTTAAGACTGGCCAGTAGTTTTGTTCTATCTTGAAGAAGAGGAGAGGCGTTGCTGCCTCCCCAAATACATTATACAACAGAATGATATGATTTAATATCAAATGCTGTTTCAATTCTCCAGAAGTTTCATATCTTCGGAAGAGTCTTTTAATGTACTTAAATTTCTTCAGATCTTCTTCAAAGTCAGAGTATGTAACTGACTGTGCATTATTATAATTTTTAATGGCAAAGAGGATCCAGTTATCCTGATTCAATTCATCAAATTTCATTTAGAAATTATGCAACAGTTAGTGTAGCAGCATCAGAAACTACTTCAGCAGCACCAGTATCGGTGGTGAGTTTGACTCTGTACTGATATCCGTTCTCATCAAACGTTACTGCAGTGGTTGCAGGAGTTGTGTAAGAAGCAGATGTTGCCCCAGAAATGTTAGAGAACGAAGCACCGCTGTCTGTGCTGAGTTGCCACTGGTATGCAATCGTACCTGTACCAGTTGTAACAGATGCAGTAACAGAGAAGGTTGCAGTTGCAGGTGCTGTTACTGATGCATCTGCAGGTTGTGCAGAAATAGTAACGATGTTCTGAACGTCTGCTGCAATAGCGTCATCAGATTGAGTCTCATTAGAGTTGAGATCTGCATTAGCGAGGGTTACAAGATGCTCTGCCTTGTGACGGGTCTTACCAGAACCATCTGTATATGTGAAATATGACCACCAACCAGGGGCATTGATTCCACGTGCTTTATTTTCTGCGAGTGCTGCTTCCGTTTCGTCAACGAAAACAACAGTCTTTGCTTGAGACGACGCAGCAATACCTCTTCCAGCTTTAGTGACGTTGGTTGCCGAGTCAGTTCTTCCGTATAGAGACATTGATACGCTCCAAGTTATACTGTGACTACGATTATTTATAAAGAAGGGGGACTTAGGTCCCCCAACTATCATGCTTCCTCGCGGGCAGCAATTGCTTTCTTGACCACTTCCAGAAGTTGGTCATCCATATCGGTCTTGGTCAATTTGACTGCTTTCTCTAGAACGAGTAGGCAGATCTCAACTAGTTTTTCTCCTAGTTCTTCGTTGTCAGGAACTTTGGCAACGGCATCCTTGACGACCTTAGCCGCAAGGGGAAGTAGAAATGAGAGCATGGTAATAGTCCATAATGAGCTGAACTATTTATTTGCTCTTCATGTAATCTGATGCTGTCTGGATATAGTCAGCGGCAAGAGTGATCTTTGACTGAACCCACTCAGGAAGATTGTCTGCTGGTTGTAGTAGATCGTGAAGTTCTTGAGCGTTGCGGATGACACCTTTTAGTTGTGTCTTCGCCATGTCTCCTTCATAATCATACTCACCCTTGTCATAGTTCTCCTTGACCTTCTTTTTTTCAGGGAGACCTTTGTGCTTAGTAGATGCGAAGTCCTTCACATCTTTCTTCTTCATGCTGGAAGCAACTTTGGCAACCTCAGGCGACGACGCTCCCTCACCTTTCTGAGCAGCTCGGACCATACCCATGAATTTTTGTTGTTTTTTGGAGACTGCCTTTTCATTTAAAGTTTCCTCCTTCACACCCATGAGTTTACCAGCACCGTCTTTGACTTGAGGCATAACCTCTACGGTTTTCTTTTTACTCTTTTTCTTTTCGTACTTGTCTTCGCACTCTTCGCGAAGTTGGTTGAACGATTTCATTTTTTCTTTGACATCGCGATGATCTTGGTGACCTTCTTACGACGTGCATGTAGATACTTGTCAGACTTATCTACATCACCATCGTTATCAATATCAGCATCTGCCTTGCCGACTGGATCTAGTTTCTTCTCGCCAAGAACCTCAAGATTCTTAGCATAGTTAACTACGTGCTCATGCATCTTCTCAACAACAATCTCAAGGTCGCTGACGGGAACGTTTCTTAGAACTTCGCCCTTCTCGCTAACTAGATCGTAGTGAGTTACAGTTCCATCCTCAAGCATAGTGTGTTGCTCAGGAATGCAGAAGTATTCTTTGCCTTCTTTCTTGACTTTGGCAGCACAGTTGTGCTTCTTCACCATCTTACCATTCTCTTTCTCAAAGTATTCCTTCATGTGATAACCTTTGTTGTCGCAATGCTTGCAACCATCACCGTCACACTTGGGGCACTTATCCTTGCCTTCAGAGATCTCTTCACCTTCTGGTTCAAAACCTGCTTTGACGCAGTTATCAACTTTCTTGCCACCCTTCATCTTGGTGCCCATCTGCTTGTATCCTTTCCAGCAAGCCTTACCGTCTAGACCTTTCTGCTTTTCAATGACGTAGGTTACGCCATCAATTTCATATTCTTCACGCTCAAGAATTTCAATGTCTTCAGCAACTGACTTCTCTTTCTTGTCAATTTTCTTTTTCTTCTTCGTTGTATCTTCAACTTCAGCACCATGAGACTGAGGTTCCATGCCAGCAAATGCCTCAGGAATGTTGCTGCCTTGGAAGCAATCACCACCCATCCAATTTGCATACATTTCCATCAATGTAGATGAATATGCATCATCATGAGCGACTTTATTAACAGGTCTCTGCTTGTCCATTGTTTAAAATTGAAGATCTTCTATGGTCTATTTATAGTCCTGATGTTCTTAATCCATTCTCTGAACATGTTTCCGTCTTCAGAAATAATAATAGCATAGTTACCACCCACACGATGAATGTGTCCTTTCACCCCAGTGCGAGCAGACATAACAATATCATTCTCTTTGAATACTTCTTTCTGACGCTGCTGTTGGCGTACAGATTCTTCTCGCAGTTTCTTAAAATCTTTCATTTCAACCCACTAACAACTTCAACCATCAATTTAATTATATCATCTTCTTTTAATGTTTTTGGCATACCCAGTGAAAATTCACCAATTGCCATTGTTGCTGCAGCATATCTCATTTTAGTAGCAGACATACCTTCAGCACCCTTTGCTTTTGCGTCTCTCTTTCCAGCATTTACAAAATCAATATTCCTATAAGTATATTCCTTATTATTATAAGTGGTAATCGTCCTTACGTAATCATTGAACTGGTCATCACCTGCTACAAGAACAATGTCATCATAATCTGCCTGGTATTTCTGAAACAACTGAATAATTGTTCTTATACTAGTATCATAGATGATGTTGTTTCTATACTGAGGAAACATTTTAGACAACCAAAAATGTTTTCTGTCTGCAGGAAGAGGATTTGATTTAAATCCATTGTCATCTTTCTTTCCACCAAAACTATGAGTTGGATAGATGAAGAAAGGATCCCCGCCAGCAGTCTGCTTGGTGATGTCCATCAGTTTTTGATGTCCTATTGTAGGGGGATTAAACCTACCCCAAGCAACTACTACTCTTTTCATTTCTTAGCCCACTTCTTCATTTCATTGAAGTTTCTTTGACTGAATCCACCGAGACGTTGAACAATTTTCACTGCTCTAGTTGACTCTTTAACGACAACATATCCCTCTTGATCCCCAACCTCATACGTTCCATCTTTCTCATTGTAGTAGAAGGTTTTGAAACGCTCTCCCCTTTCAAATTTGGGAATGAATATGGATTTGGTGTTCTGGATACTATTATATATCCCAACCATAGCAATGAATTCATCCTTGTGATCATGAATATACTCATAACCCTCGTAGAACTTCATCTTCCACTTGGCAATCGCTTTGTCTTGCGTGAGTTCTCCAATCTTAACACGATACTTTTCTTCAAAATAGTTGCAATAATCAACAAAGAACTTGCTGGCACTATTGACTACCTGTCCTTCTCTAACTCTAGCATTAAAATACTGCTTGATGAAGTATGAATGCCCCCACTTGTCGTCATAATCAGAAGCAATCTCATTCAAAAACTTTGAGCACTTGCGAAGAAGATTTGTTGATGCACTTCTAGCACGTTTGAGTTTCAACTTCTCACTATTGGTGAGCATCATATCGCTACCAAGTTGTGATGTAAAGGGACTGATAATCAAACAGTCTTTGGTGGAAAATTTTGATGCATCAAATCCAAAGTTTACAGACAAGTCAGCAACAGTCTTGGCATTTCCCTTTGGGTATTTGGCATGAATCACAAGACAAACCTTACATGCCTTAGCAGCATCATAGAGATCATCATGATCGGGAATACAATAAGCAATCAATTGTGGTTTGAACATAACACAGTTCTCACCATGAACATCATTCACAACTCTTCTAGTACCACTATGAAAAAGAAAGTCACCCTGAACAACATCTTTCAATTTACCAGAATCATACAATGGTTTCATGCCATTGAATACTGCCTTGAATGTGTTTGCTAGATCAGTACGACTCTCTCCCTGTTCAATCTCCTTAATAGATTTGAATAGAATGGGTTTCTTATTGAAGAGTCCTTTCTTTGCTACAAAGAACTCACCATCAGCAGGATCAGGACCACAGAAGATAGCAGGTGCTCCATCCCACTTGGTAGAGATATTACGATTGGCACCAGGAGCAGAAGAAAACGTCCTGATCAGGTCGTCAATGTAACTGAATGCTTCATCAACTCCAGATGCTCCCATCATGAGCATGAGGTCTTCTGCGTGTTCTAGGTGGAGGTTCTTGCTCATGAGAATACGGGGCGATCTAATTTAAGTTTACCAGTTGAATCTCTAACAACCCAATGGGTCACTCTTGTATTCTCACCATACGGGAAGATTGAGAAACGAGCACCCTGAACCCCAAAGTCTGCTCTGCCCTTGCCAGCAAGAATGTTCTCCGTTGATGCTTTCTTAATACACATTAGCACGGGTTCATACGGTCCAGTCATCTCGGTAGGATAGTTTACCAAGTGTCCACTCATGGACAGTGTTGAGTGGGATCTTCCATAGGTAATGGTCGGGTCACCTTGAAGAACTACATTACACTTTTCTTTTCCAAAAGTTCCAGTGTGTTGAGGACCATATACAGCGTATTTTCTAAGATTAGCATACTGACTTCCATCAATTTTCATGCCAATGGTAGCACCCTTACTGAACTTAGTGAAGTCAAAGAATTTTCCAACACCAACAATCTCCTTGCAATAATCTACAAACTCCTTCACAGTAGCATCTGTGTTATAGAGTTCGGTCATGCCTCCCCACTGTCCGAAATCTTTTGCTGCAGATCCTTTCTTATGCGATGCCCAACAAACTTCAACTAGTTGTCTATTTTGAAGAGCAATAAACACCAGATCTGCCTTGCCAGTACCAGCAACTTTATTGACGCCAATTACATTTTCAAAAACTGTATTGCCAATTTTCATGTCAAGTCCACGTCCACCATTGGCACCAGCAACTTGTTCAACCTGACTGTTAAAGTCGGAAATGAATGCAGATTCTCCTTGCTCAGTTGATGTTGGATAGTTTAGTGTGATTGGAATATTGAGTGGTGGTTCTGATAGTAAAGCTAGTTTACCCCAATTGACTCCCCTGACAGTTCCCTTGGGTGGTTTACCCCCAAGACCCTGTGAACTATTACCATATATCGTACCATCTTTTAATATCCATCCACTATTAATTGTACGACTTCCCATTCCCTGTCCACTTGAAAATTGTAATTTAACGGGAGCCTTTGCCCAAGTAGAATTTGGATTACCAGGATCAATAGGTGTATTAAGATTGTCCCAATCCAATCCAGTTTGCTCTTTTATATTTGCTTTTAAGTTGGAAACTGAGGCAGTGCTTTTTATAAAAAATCTAGATGCTGTGTAGTTCCTTTTATCCCACGATCTTTTTATTTTATCGTATGATGGTGTCATTACAACCAATTGCTTGAAGTAAATATACACACCATCATCAGAATCTGTATGCTTAGCCATCAAAACAAACGGATGGTCAC